CACATACACGATAATTGGCGCGTCCTGTAATCTGAATTAAGCCCCTCCCAAGATATTTGTGACCATCACCTTCAACAGTATTGCCGAGGTCGTGGCGGAATTCATAGCCGCGCTGTGAAGCTGTTGGCCCCCATATTTCTTTTACATAAACGAGACGGCCTGATTCATGCCCAATTTGCGCGATGAATGCCGCAATACGCTCATTCGTGTTAATGTCGAATTCTCGCATAGCAGCGTTAATCGGTTTGCACCATTTCTGCGCACGTTCTAACGGACAATCCAATGCTTCAGATAATTGTTCAGAAGTAATCACAGTTTATGCTTCGCTTTGCAAGATGGGCAAAGTCCATCAAGAAGATGCGCGCTCCATCTGCCACAAAGCTCACAATCGTCATGGGCGGGTACAGGCTCTCGCTTATTTTTCTTGGCATCCTCAATCTGATGCTTTAGATGTTCTTCGTCTCTCACCGTACTGTTACTCCACATTTAGTTTCAACAACTGCCATTCTCCTATCAAGGTGTGAAAGGTCAGCACGCAAGTCTTTTTCAATCGCAGAAAGTGATGTGCTGATTGAATCGAGTCGTCCATGTATTCTACCGCCTATCCATCCGATTACGATAACAAGTAATGACATCAATCCGCCAATTACTTCAAGAAGATATTTTATAAGTTCAAATTCCATATCATCACACCAATTTAGCAGAATTACCGGGAATAGCCAACCATGCGGCGACTTCTTTATCAGTCAGCAACCTTGATACTCTTCCATCTGGGCTTCGTATCCCGATATTATTTATATTTGATGCGTCTTTGTAATAATGCCATCCAGTGAAATCCATTTGTTATCCCCTTACATTTGCGAACCAGTAAAATATATTTGAGATGATGGATTACTTGCGTAAGTCAAACCTGCTTGGCCTATTGTCATTCCTGAATTTGTTAAATTAAGGAAAGCCCCATCTAATGATGCTGAATCTAGTGCTACTGCGCTTGTTACAAAAACAGACCCGCCCATATATGTTGAGAATTGATTAGAAGTTACTATCCCAGTTGGAGCAATTCTCGGAGTTACTTTAAATTGGTAATAAGTCAATTCAATAGTTGTAGAAAACGCCATCGCGCTACCTAATGGACTAGCCGTCCCTGTACTGTTAAAAACAGGCAAATACCTTTGTGACCAACGCAACTGGTCTGCGTAACTTGCATGCTCAAACGAAGATCCAGCAGTAGCTCCAGAACTGACTTGTTCTAATTGCCATCCAGTGCTGTTAAATGTCGAACCAGCAACTTGATTAACGAACGTAACAGATCCAGCGGTTCGAGTGAAGTTACCAGTCTGCCATGAACCTGATGTTGTATTGAAATTAGCACCGCTGCCTAAATCAACGCCTACCCACAAACCGGCGGTATTATCAGTAGCCCATGTCCCAGCAGTATCAGCTATAGTGGCGATACAGGTTGATTTAGCCCATCCAGCAGTCACAGTCATAGTGCCGACATAGGAGCGGTTAGCAGACGCATTCTGAATGAAGCAAGAATATGTACCAGCTATACTTGACTTTGTGTAAGTTGACACAGCTATTGTTTGAGCAGTTGCAACACCGAATTGCAGGTCAACGATATTCTGTCCCTCTACTGGTTGCCACAATACAAACTGGTCTGTAGTGGCAGGAGCAAACTGTGCAGCAACCGTTACAAGTTCAGAGTATTTGAATCCGGCTGGCGCATCTGCAATAGTCTGGAATGTCAACTTAGATGCTTGTGTCGTTGTATATTTCCACTGGTCAGATACATAAGTAGAAGTTGCAGGAACAGTGCTTGCAGTTCCATAAACCTGATTGATTATCATATCTCCGTTAATCAGCTTATTACGAAATCCTGCAAGTTGACCACCATTTATGGAAGGTGTGGTGATATTGGTTGTTGCTACTACGTTAGCAGCCGTCATCGTTACTGTTGCTGTTACAGTAGACGCAGCAAACGCACCGGCAGCATCACGCATAACCAATGTACTTGCCGAATTTACACTTGAGGCAGCATTAGCACGCAATTCTGCCGCATGAACAAGTGCTGGAGTAGAACCCCCAACATTAGCAAGAGTTGTAGCATTTCCCGTACTTGTCACATCACCAGTAAGGTTTGCATTAGTTGTTACAGTAGCAGCATTTCCTCCGATTGATAGATTAGCTACAGGTGTTGTGGAAGATACAACGAATGGTGCGCTACCTGTTGCCTGAGTTGATGTAATCTGTCCAGTCGCGCTAAGTGTTCCAGTCGCTAAACTTGTCGCTGTCGCAGCCCCCAATACAGGGGTAGTCAATGTCGGAGCCGTGAGTGTCTTATTCGTCAACGTCTGAACGGTATTTTTATCAACAGTGATATTGGTATCAATCGTCCATGTCTGCCCAGTCGCCGTTAAACCAGTACTTGCAATAGGAGAGCCGCCAACGATGAATTCAACCCATGCCGCAGATGTTCCGTTGTAGTAATATCCATGCCCTAAGTCAGGTGAGTTAGCACCGTTAATTGCCACTGTATAGCTGTTTGCAGGAGCGGTAAAAGCATAAGTATATGCGCCAGGAGTTGCACCAGTTACTTGAGCGATGTTCTTACTTTTAGTAGCGAAACCACCAGCTACAGTTCCATGCTCAAGCGCAAGACAGACGCGATCACCTACAGCAACAACCCTACCCCATATATCAGTCCATGTCGCGCCATTCCACTGTTCCAAGTGACCATCAAGTCCAGTCCATGCGCCTACACCAGATGCCGCGACAAGATATGCCTCGCCCAATACTGGAGAACCGGGAGGCGTTGCAAGCGTATCGTCAATTACGTTTGGAGTGGCACAAGGAGTTTGTGGCAACATACCGCCAGTAGCAGCAGAAAGTTGTCCGTAGTTCACCGCATCAGCAGGTGCAGTTCCATTAGCAAGTCCGGTAATCTTCGCTGTACTAAGAGCAATACCGCTTACTGGCATTGTCAATAAACCATCTTGACCGAATGTTGCGACAAGACGACGCGATGCGGTAGTCGTGCCATTAGGAGTTGTGAAAATGCGGAAATCAGAACCTTGATTCGTTCCTGAGAAATTTTCAGTAGCGAAACCGCCCCAACCTACAGAATTAACCAAAGTATGCGCAGCATCAATAGAACCGCCAGAAAGATAGAATCCCAAACGGCTACCAGAGTTAATTGCTGCGCCGGGATCTGAATAACCAATCATTCCAGAGCCGCCTAATGGGCCTTGAGCAGCAGTATTGGTGAATGTTGCGTTTGTAGTTCCGGGACTATGGATATGCAAGATTCCGGTATGAACGGTATCAGTAGCAGGCTCATATCCAAAATGCTCTGCAATAGTATCAGTAGCTAATCCTGACGCAGTATTAAATATAACTGGGTTTATACCTGATTGGGGGGCTGAGAAAGAAGATACGGATACAGCAGATGCGCTTATTGTTCCGAATGTTGCAATTCCTGATGCAGCATTATATCCGAAATCCGAAGGAACGGCATCAGTTACTAGACGAGTTCCATCGAAGTAAGGAATGGCATTTACGCCAGAAACTGGAGCAGTGAAAGCCGTCTGATTCGTTCCGCCATTTGCGATTGCAGTAACGAAAGAACCGCTAAGCGCGGAAGTCGATATAGAATTAGCGGTTACGCTTGAAGGAGAAATCGCACCCAAAGAAACAGACACAACTGGAACAGTGCTTGCATTAGTAACAGATACCGTAACCCCGCTTGCTGTAGAACCAGATACGGATGTAACTGTTCCTGCCGCCGTGCCATTAACAGTTAGTCCTACCGCATTCCCGCCTACAAGATTGGGCTGGACAATCAAAGGAGCAATGAAGACTTCGGCATAGGCTTTAAGGCTAGGAACCGCCGTAAATGCCAATATGGTTGCAATAATTGAAACAGCTAATATTTGCAGTGTCTTTTTCATCGTATCATTCCTTTTGCAGACCTTCACAGGCGATGCGTTATAGTTTTACTGTTTCACAGGGCAGCTTGTAGATATTACATTCGCACCAGAATAAGTAAGCGTGGAGTTAAAAGTATTCGTTCCGGCTACTCCGCTAGTACCATCCATTTCTGATATTGTCGAAACAACACCAGATGCATTATATGTCAGATTGGTAGCTGCTGGCATGTAATAACCAGCAAGCGTTCCAGTTGCATCACAGTATGGCTTGTACTTATCAATTACGGCATTTGGCGCATAATTGTTTGTCTGCGATGTGTCATTTCTGATTGCGGTAGCAGCGAAAGCTAACGGTATGAAACATACCGCGCAGATGATTATGGCGACGATTCGTTTCATACCATTACTCCTTTTATAGATTTCGTTTTCATGCTTTTATCACTAAGCTATCATTCTACAAAGAAACGGCCTTGATAATTGCGAAATTCAAGATGATCGCGCCAGTCTCAGCAGTAGTCGTAGATTTATTGTCGATTGCGATATTGAACGAACCATTAGCCACCGCAACCACGTTTGCAAAAGTTGTACCTGCGACACCAGCAGCATTAGACGAGCCTGAACGTTGTGAAAGAATCACAACGTCACCGATTGCAACACGGGAGTTGGTTACGGTAAACACAGCACTTGCACCAGCAGCCAGCGATGTTGTATCGGTCTGAATCGTACCGCATACATTGTTCAGCGTTACACCCGTTGAACGGTTAGTAATCTGAACAACTGCACCACCTGCACCCGTAGCGTAACCGATTCCAGTAGAAGGTGATGTGGATAGCAACCCGCTGATAGTCGAAGTGGTCTTTTTATTGCCATTTCCATCAATCATCGACCAGCCATGCAATTCAGTGAACATCAGAACATCATCAACTTGCAGCGTCACATCCTGAACTTGATATTGAACTCCATTATCGCTAATGAAAATCTGGATGGTTTTTGCTGCCGTATCTTTGTTATATACAGTCAGAGAACGGATTTTGCGTTCAATATGTGCATCAGGAGCGGGTACTACATCAACAGTAGTAACACCGTTTGTAGTGGTTGAGATTAGACCAGATTTAGTGCTGATAGGTGTCGTATCAATATAGTCAACCGTAATTGGCATATCGAGAGTTGTTTTTGCGCCTGTCAAAACTACTTGGACTTTCCTGTTCACGTTGTCAAGTATCATGGTAATGCTCCTTCATTTGTCAAGTTAGTGAATACTAGCACAGTTTTTTAATTGTGTCAGAATTTGCGAGTAAAAGCTCTCTGCTTACTTCATTTGCTTGCAGCATAGACTCCCGGAACATATCTACTGAAGCCGCTGTTTCATGCTGCATCTTACTATTTTCAATCAAAAGAATCGGAACCCAAGCGTCTGAACAATTCCATTGATTGATATTTTGTCCAGTTTGCGGCTCTTTCCCGATTATGTTTATCCACTTCGGGCAAGCATGAGTCTCAATCTTTCCTTCGACTAATACACCAGAACCATTTTTTACGCATTCACGTTGCGAGTACGGACAAACAAGTTTAATTTCAGCCATGATTAACTCTTCACCGCAATGATGAAATCGACGTATGCGATATTCATGGTTGTTGTTAATCCTGTAGCCGCATGAGTATGCCCGCCTCCACCGCCTTGAGCTTGGGTGGAAATAGAACCAGCCGCAGATGCAGATGTTCCGGGGCCAAGTCCTGCGCCAGTTCCAGCACCTCCGCCTGCTGTTTGTTGTGTTTGCACATGGGTATGACTAGGCATTTCAGCAATGGTCAGTGTATGACTTCCTGTAGTTCCAGATACAGCAGTTGTCCCCATAGCCGTGCTAAATGGTACTGCCCCCCCACCGACAACAGCACCCGTAACGATACGCATTGCAGTATCATTCAAAGCCGCCGTGGTATCTTTAACCCATCCTATAGGTGCAGCGGATTGTTGGAATGCTAATCTAGTTCCAGTTACCAATGATGCAGACGAAGCAGCAGCAGCATTAGCCTTAGCCGTGGCATCAGCCGCAGCCGTAGCAATCGCTGCCGCAGTCTTGCTATCTGTATAAGCATTCGCGCCAGCGACAGCGTTATCAACATAAAGCTGAGTTGCTCCAGTTACAGACGCGCCGATATTATCAACAGGCCATCCAGTTATCTGAACGCCAGCCGCATCAGTCACATTGATTTTATACTGACCATTAAGCCAGATATTAGCCTCGCCTTTTGCATCAAGGATAATCGGATTCGTATTAGGCGTAAGTCCGCCAGCGTCGGTATATGAAGCCAATGGCGTAGAGCTACCAGCACCATAGGTGTAGACCAATCCACCAGCAAGAGGATTCCCTGAGTTATCCCAAAAGCGATGTCTGAATGTCGTTAAAACTGCCATATTTATCCCTTACGGTTTAGTCGTTCCCAAGTCTGTTGTAGTCAAAACTCCACCTACAGATACCGTCACTTTCCAATAATGCCCTGCTGTATCTTTCAAAACCAAGCCATTAGAAGACGAATCAATTACCACGTTATTTTCTGTATAAAATTTAGTTATCATCGAAAATACGAACGAAAACCATTTTTGCCACGGCTGGCTTGTTATGTCCTGAACTCTATATGGTGGAGGGGTTAAGACTGGCATTATTGGTTAGCTCCCATTGCGCCATATTGAGCCGCTCGTATTAACGCATTATTCATGTCAGGATATGCTGTATCTCCAGCAAGGCGATTAACAATTCCAGCACCTTGACCGACTTTTAAAGCCGCTTCACCAACTAATCTAGGAGATTGTGCTGCTAATACAGGAACTGCCAATGCTGGGCCACCCATAGCATAACCTCCCATCCCTAAACCACCAGCAACTGCACCGCCCAATCCTCTAGGAGTCCACGTATTAAGAGCCTGACCAGCCAATGCCGGAATCATCTCATTTCCGCCTTGTTGTTCTAATGCGCGTACTGAATCTACTCTACTACCATAGTTCGTATTTACATTGTTACGCATGATAGATTGAAGCTTACGAAGCTGTGTATCAGTTGAAGCATTACCACCTTGAGATAATGAGCGTTCAATTTCTCTAATCTGATCTGTTGCATTAGAATATCCACGCATCGTATCTGCATAAGTTGGGGCTTGTTTAGTGATTGAATCTTTTATCGCGTTGTAAATATTGCCGCCAACCATACGCGCCGTTTTCTCTTCATACGGTATGCTTTCAACAATACCGCCGATTTTCTGCTTTAGCGCGTCTAATCCTTCAGGTGTATGGAATTCGTCTGGAGGTAAAGATTTCCAGTTAGCAACCTCATCAGCTATTTTTTGTTGAATGTCAGCAGCTTTTGCATTTTTAGTTTGGCCTTTGAAAGTAACAACATCGCCAGCATTTTTAACGGCTTTGTCTATCCCATCAAAATTCAATACTCCAGCATCCTTTGATACGTCAGCCATACCTGCGCGATAGGCAGCAGATTTAGCTTGCCCCATTTCCTGTAGATTAGCTTTTGCTGCATCCAATATGTCGGATATAGGAACATTTCCACGCATATTTTTTGCGAATAAATCCGCCGAATCACCTCCAGAATATCCAGCTTTTGCAGCCTCTTGGATTGGAAGTCCACCAGTATGAGTACCTAATCCTCCTATGACATTAGCAGTTCTGCGCCCTAACATTGGCGCACCTTTTGCTATCGTAGTTGGAGATACAGCCCCAGCTAATCCAGCCGCAAATTGACCACCAGCACCAGCCCCTCCCTGACGTGCCAATTCAGCACCAGCACCGCCGCCAGCACCAGACACTACTTGCGCGACTGGTTGAGCAGCCAATACCTCGCCAAACCTACCTATGTTCGCTGGTAATCGCGCAAGTTGCGAACCTATCCCTACCGTTCCACCCGCACCTATTCCGCCACGAGTTGCGGCATTAACAAATTGTTCTGTCGGAGTGTCTGCTGTTGGCAATCCTAAATCCGAAGCAAGTCCGGCAGCAATATCAGCGGGACGGCGCAATGCTCCACCAGTCATAGCAGATATTGGGTTTCCAATAATTCCAGCTACATCACCAGCACCCTCTAATCCAGCGCGTGCTGTCAATCCTAATGCGCGCACTGGATCGCCAATTCCAGCCTTAAATCTTTCCAATAGGCTAGGCTTTGCTATTGGTTGAGCGGGAGCGTCTGAGGATTGCGCAGAAATATCGGCAGGTTGACTTTGAATATATGCGGCTAATTTTTGCGCAGCTTCTGTGTCACCAGCAGCATGTGCATTTCTCAGAGCATCATAAACTTGCGTCATATCAGCCATAATTATCTCGCTGTTCCATATTGTTGAAGCAATGAATTAATATCTGCCGGATGAGCAGATGATTGTGTAACTACTGATGGAGCAAAATGTTTTGCTCCTTGCGTCCCTGCTCCTATTTTAAATGATTCAATTACACGTTCTCTATTCGCTTGTTTTTGTGCAATAACAGAATCAGAATCTCCGGGCTGCGGGAAGTATTGTTTCCGAGCATTGTTAAATTCAGACGAGGCGATAGCCGCGCCAGATTCTTGGCGCAATACTGCATTAATAAAATTTCGTTGCGCTTGCCCTACCGATTGCTCAGTATCTCCCAATGCGGCGTTTGCTGCCCATCCTATACCGGGTACATTTTCAACAGATGTTGCCGCATTAAGTTTTGCAGGACTGTAATTTACTCCTACTTTATTCAAAATATCATGCGCTTGTTGCGCACGAGTTCCATATCCAACATCCTTTGCCTGAAATTCAGTAAGCGGTTTATCGCTTGATGTCGCCGTTCCAACTTGTTCACCAATAGCCTGACTTCTAGGCATATATATTACTGTTCCATCATTTTGCTTGACAGGAACTAATGGCTCTTGTGTAACTCTTGGAGATTCACCAATAATACGACCCGATCTTGACATTATTTTCATAGCCTTTCCTCCACTCATAATGTCAATTGGCACCCCTTCATCTGACTTCACTCCTACATTAAGCAATTTATCAGCACCCGGAACCCCTGCCAACACTCCACGCACAGCATAATCCCTGATACCTTGCTCGTCAGGTTGTGTAACCGCTGGCGCACCGCCTTGTTGCGCTTGCAATGCCGCCATTGCTTGAGCTTTTTCTGTAGGGTCTGCAATGCGGCTAATGTCGGACATCACGCTAGCGGTAGATTGTGGCGATGATAAGTCATATTGTCCTGTAATTGGTGCGCCACCTAAAAACCTATCTGCGCCTTTCATAAATGCCATTTGCTGGCGGCGTTCCATTATTTTTTCTGGTGGAACTCCGAGTTGAGCTTGCACTTGCTCATCAGGAGATAAATTAGCAATTGCTGCTTGTTTGTTTTGCGCAGCCGCTACCGCCGCATTCTGAATGGCGCGCTGATTGTATAAATCCATCAGTTTATTCTGGCGTTCAGCGATAACAGTAGGGTCGAATTCTGCGCCGAGCTTTTGCCCGAATTGAGTGTCAAGTAATCCATAATTTAAATCGACCATGATTATTCCTTTATGCTGGAACTAATTTATAGTTGAGCGTTGATTGATTATTCTGGCCGGGATTGAAATAATTACTTGCCGCCTGACCCGCGCCCAAAATACCAGACTGAGTAGCATTAGCAGCAGTCATCAGCGCGTTGCCTTGAGTATTCCCCATGTTCTGCATGATGTTGCCAGTGTTAGTCGCATAATTCATACCCTGCGACGCCATACCAGATGCGGCACTTTGTCCAGTGGTTGAAAGATTGGCAAGCTGTTGAAGCCTGTTTCCATAAGCAGTAGATGCGTAGTTCTGGTTATAGTCTGAAGCCGCAACAGCATTTTTTCCGCTACCCATTCCACCGCGAGCAGCAGCACTAGCATCAAGACCTTGTTGACCTTGTTGCAATTGGAATTGATAACCCGGAGATTGCTGCAGTTGAGCAAGTTGATTAGTAGCATTTCCAGTTGTTCCACCGGGCAAACCCATCAAATCAAGTTGCGCGCCGAGTGCAGTTTGTCCCGCACCCATCCACGGCTTTTGATTAGCCTGTCCAATGTTGAATTGTTGTTGTTGTTGGTTAAGCGCGTTCTGACTTTGTTGTGCGCTTAATTGTGCGGCTTTTAATGCTGCATCTGATGTTTGGCTTGCCCCATATAAAGCAGCACCGCCAGACACAAGAGAACCCATTAGCCTGCTGCCATTTGGACTTGTCAAAAACGATTGAGCGCCTTGACTAAGATTTGACAACAAAGGAGCCGAACCAGATTGATATGCTTGCGCTACAGTAGCCATATCAGCAGTCGTAGCACCATTTGCAACCATTATGGATGCCTGCTCAGCAGATAGTCCACCATTAGACAACGCCGCCGCTGTCGAAGCGTCTATTCCGGGAGCCGCTGCCATTATCTCGGATGGAGTCGATAGAACAGGTACGCTACTAAACCCTCCACCCATCCCATATCCACCCAGCCCTCCCATTGCGGCTCCGGCAAGAACATTTCCTCCGGTTGCGGCAGACGTTAAACCGCCCGCTAATGCTCCGGCAGCAGCAGAACCTACGGCAGCACTTGTACCCATAAAGGCAGCCGCAGCAGGGCCACCAAAAACAGCCGCCGCCGCTGGAATTGCTACTTGTGCAACGCTCCCTATTATTCCGCCCATATTACCGCTCCTAACGCTTCACAGCGTATGAGTAAATTAAATCATCTTAGTATAGATGCGCTCTTTCTCAACATAACCAAGTCTTTCCAAAATAACGCCTTTGTCTGCATCTGTCTTGGTCATCATGTAAATTCGCTCAACGCCACGAACGCGCAAACTTTGTTCCATGAACTTAAACAGATTTACTCCGTTCATTCCTACTCTGCAATCTTTGCGCAGATAATAAATGTCAGTATGCGCAGTTAAACTTTGCTTATAATGCAAATGCGGCATTACAAATGAAATATGGTAGCCTACCAATATACCATTATCTCTAGCCGTAACAACATGCAAAACTCCTGCCTCGTGTAATTTTTCATATACTTCATAATTCGGGTCAAGTTCAATCTCTTTATTAGATGCTAATTCGTCATAATGCAGAGCATAATATGGTTTGATTTCTGCTATCACATCAGCATAATCCTCCACACAAAATTCAATCATTGCACGATTCCACGCTTTTTAAGTTCAGCGATATGTTGTTCAGTTGTTGGAACGAATTTACCATTTTCAACACTGCCAACAACATTACGATTCTGGTCAATTACGACACTTCCATCAGTTGAGACAAAAAACTTTTTTTCTCCCATAGTGGCAATTCCATCTTCTACTTCTACTTTTTTTCCATTGACAGTTACAGAACCGTTAAATGGCTTTCCCTGAGCATTTTGTTCTGGCGGTTGAGCAGCACGCGCCAAAAAGTTAGTAGGAGCAGCGGGTTGTGCTGGCATTCCCTGCTCCATCATTGGCTGTTGTGGCTGCATTTGTTGCGGATTCATCAGTTTATTCATAATTCCTCCAATTACTCAGATTCTACTCTAAATAAGCGTTTAGCAACATAGTTTTAACAGGCGCAGTGCCAGATAATTCATAAATTCTCGGCTGCCCAGTAGTCATTCCCAAACGATGCCAGAAAACGCGCTTTGAATACTCGCCAGCAGCACCTATTCCCATATCGCGCCAATTATCAGCAGACCATGTATGTCCGCCGTCATTGGAGTATTTAAGCATGACTGTCGGGGTTACTCCGCCTTGCAATCCTACGCCAACCTCGGCCTCTAATGTCAACTTGTGATGAATTGCACGTTTCATATCAGAAGGCGGAGCACGCCATGATCGAATCCATTTGTGCGTTTCTATACCGTCAAGATATGCATCAAGATTCAAGTAATAAATCTTGCCCTCTTCAAAGTCGCACACAAGATGCTTATTGTCGAAGAATGCGTACTCTTGAGCCTCCCAGCGTTTCAACAATCCACCAGCAAAACCAGCGCGTTCGTGCCATAACTGCGTGTTCACATCAAATACGAATGTCCTGTTTCCAGTTGGGAAAGTCAATACATAAAAATGATGCCCGTCTTGTTGGTATGTAAAGGCTATAGCGTCAGTTATAACCGTCATAGATTGGATTGCGTATTCGATGGAATACGTTGACATACGGGCTGGTGTGTAACCGTTCAAACGGTAGATTATGCCCTGTCCTGTCGTACTCTTTCCGAGCCACATAACTGAGTTATCTATCTTCGCTATTGAGTAAGGCGCAATGCAGCCAACTTCAAACACGCCTGACACGTTACGAACAAATGGACTCGGTACAGTTCCAGAGTCATAAAATACCTCGCCTGATTGTTCGCAGAACATGATTAGCTCATTGTGCGATGCAATGCCACCAATCAGATAGTCAGGGTTTGAATCTACAGTTTGCACATTTAATGGATTCCAATTTACGCCCATCAGAACATCAGAAACATAGAAAGCCTGAGTATTAGGAGCGCACGCAACAAACCGACCATTGATATATGAAACCGTCTTACTTCCATTCGGGAACCCATAACCGCTACTTGTTAAAGTGTGTACGCCAGATTGCGCACCTGATGTATTCACAGCAGCACCGGCGGGAGTCAAAGATACCTGAAACGATGATGCTCCGAATCCTGCAGCTATCACATAATAATCCGTCAGCGTTGCCAATCCAGTCGGCAATGCGCCCGTTGTAGTCAATCTAATCTTATCCCCTACATTCAGATTATGGACAACAGCAGTCGAAAATACCGCAGGAGTTGCCAATGTGACTGTAAACGCCAACTGAACTACGGATATTTTAGCCAATACGTTTGTATCGAATGTGTAAAGCCATCCATCTATACCATTAACGATAATCATTTCAATCCCGTTATCGCTCATGCGAGCAACGGATGAAGATGTAATAGTTCCGCGACTTGTCAATGCACCACCAGAGGTAATCTCATAAAGAGTTGTTCCAGCCGTCATAAAGCAACGTCCATTCGATGCAGTATATATTCCAGATGCAATGATACTGCCCGGAATAGTCGAATACAGAGAAAGTCCGGGAGTTGTGATTAACCCTGTCACCGTTCCAGAATCGTTAGTCGTAGGATATAAGTTGATACAGCGATTATCAGATAAGTTCAGACTACGCTGAATATCCTCTCCGCCAAAGAATCCGGGCATAACTGGCATTATTGAACTCCCAATGATTGTTTTGCGGTATTGATAAGAGCATCGTATCTATCATCAATATATAATGGCTCAATATCAGGAATAGTCTTCGCAATAGCATCCCGATAGCGAACAATTTGACTCTCGGCAGGAACGTCAAACATTGTTGTCGGGTAACTTGCTGCACGTTGTTCTGGAGCCATTGCTGCTCGTTGTTCAGATAGTCGTGATTCTGATTCACCTGCCAGATTTTTGTATAAATCCAGTGGCGATAGTGCAGATTTTGCTAATTGCGAATCATCAGCTTGATTAAACATTTCCGGGCTTCCACCTCTAGCGAATCCCTCTATCTCTTGAACTGCGTGTTGCAATTCATGGATAGTAGGCAATTTAGCATCTTGTCCTGATGCCTGAATCATTGGAGCGCGAGTCAAACGGCTGCGCGAGAATGATCCGCTTTCGTCAATCTTCGGCCCTTGCGTTATCTCACCGCGATAATGTGCCAAGTCAGGATAAGCATCGAATAGCTCTGGATGCGATACTAATTTACCTATTGGGCTATCAGCAGTCTGCACGCCTTTTTTATCCGCAGCAGGTAGGTTAATCGTCATTGTGTTATCAGGTATCTCAAAACGTGGCTTGCCGTCAGGGAATCCAAATGTCCAACCTGTCACAGCATGAATCTCTTTATCTGGAATGCCAGCTTGCTGCATTTCCTTCGCCTTGTTAAGCATAACCAAATCAGCAGTCTTTGCGCCTTTACCAGCGAATATACCAGCCATACTACTGATACCGTGCGCCGGATTGATATTCGTAGCCATTTCCGTTGGCGTCATATCGCGCCAGCGTTGCGCTTCATCTGCTACTGTCTGCAATGGATTTAATGCACGTTGTTTAACGCCTTTTGCCCATGATACGAGTGCATTCCCGATAGGATTATCAGGCGATATAAATGTCTTATGCGACATTTCATCATTAAGCTGGGCGAGCCGATTAGCCATTATTTCAGATTAGTAAGTTTGTATGATGTGCGAAGATAGATAGCCGATAACCCATCAATCAGATTAAGAACCGCCGAACACTTAGAAAAGTTTGCGCGGTTCGCCTCAATCCATGCGCCTTCATCCCTAAGATACTTTGCCATGTCAGTAGGCTTGCTATCCTCAACGGTAAAGTCTGCAATCAGACCATACATACCTTGGTCAACTTCAATGATCGAATCAATGGCATCAATCACGCCATCATAGAACTCACCAAGCGCGATATGCTCAGCATATGAACCTGCACCTTTCGCAGCCCAGTGAGCGCGATGTGTGATATTACGCGCAGCAAACACACGCGCAGCAAGTTGTTCTAGTGGGCCTTCAGTAGCTTTCTTGAGTTCAGATACTTTCATTTGATTTTCTCCATGAGTTTATTGGTTTTTCGTTTAATTCCTTCTGCCGCGAGTTTCTTTGCTGTTTGCATTGGGATTCCGCTGGATTTAGCGATATCAGGATTATGTGCAGCCGCACGGAACAAAGCGTTCTGCTTGAGCGAGTATGGCACGTTAGATACCCCCCAAGAAGTTAGCCAGCGAACCCATATTATTATTGCGTCCAGTGACAACAGATGGAAGTTTCATTGTCGGGATTACGTTGTTCTTACGCTGCAATTGTTTCAGCGAACTCTTGGCATATTGAACCGTCACAGGTGAAAGAATCCCTGCCGGATATTGAGGTGCAAGACGCACAGCGAGATTACTCGTCAGGCATTCTTCATATCCGGGCGGAAGCGATAACACAGTTGCCGATGTAGCAAAAGATGCAACCACATTAACCACACGCAGATTTAGAGTACACCCAGTAGCCAAAGGCCATACATGGACGATACCATTAGGCATTGTCGCCTCGTAATAGACATACGCTGTATTTGCGCCAGCAATGCCCTTATAAATGATTCCATCCCATAACACGTTATCAATTACACGGACAGGATAGCTAATACCGTTGCGGTCAACGAATGCAGTCTCTATGCTTATCGGCCTATCTGTTACAACGTCGCCAGTTGGCCCAATAGTAAATGAAGTCTCACCAGTCAACGGGCGAGATACCATATTTTGATAATAGGCAAAAGACTGGTCATTGCTTATCAATGCCATCAAACGATTTAATGCACGCAGAGCATCATCAACCATCGCAGCGGATGGAGTATCGCCTTCAGCAAGAACTCCTATCTCCTTCAATGCATCGCTTATAAGCACAAGGGCCGTCGTCATAGGAACTCCTTAGAATAGATCGCTTGGGCGTTTCACAACGATGCAAGCGGTTAGAACAATTTAGCTTAAATTCCCCATTATTTTCTAATGGGGAATGAACGCTAAACTTTAAACGTAAAGTCTAGTTATCACGCCCTGTGCATTGGTGATCGTCACAGGTACGGTCGTCAATGTTGCTGGGATAGTGCCAAATACACCTGCTTGCGCGCCAGTGCTGTTAGTTGCACCAAGCGCGGTCTCCAAGTGGCGCAATGTTGCAGTAGTGCCATTTGATTGCACGCCAAGGAAGTAGCGACCCGGAATCAGCGTAATCGGAGCCGCGAATGCTCGGTCTTGCCAAGCTGAGGCTCCAGCAGACAAAGCACCGGCAACAGCAGAATTAGCCAGCAGAGTACCATCAGCGCCATACAGAGCCACCAAATGATTATCAGTGCCAACAGTCGTACCATTCAAAACGCCAATGCCGGTATATGTCTGTGCAGCAGAGATATTAATTTCAGTCAGATACATCGTGCCAGCAGTAGGTGCTGTGCCATTAGTTTCGTATGCTGTGAAAGCCAAAGAACCCATCGGGATTGCGGTTGAAATCAATGGGGCTTTATTGACGTTAGCTACATCACGACCTACACCAACTTGGTCAATCATTGCTTTGTTGCCGCCTTGAGTTGCAAAGTAGCCGGGGCCACCGCGAGTATTTTCGCCTCCTGTAGTTCCGGCAGCGGTTGCTTTACCTTCTGCAATAAGTGCAGCTTCAGTAGAAGGTGGAAAGATTACCGGATTAGTCGAAGATGCTGGGAATCCGCCGTATGCTTGTGTAAGATAAACTGCCATGTTAATTCTCCTTTAATTCGTGTTGAATCTAAACGAATCCGTCTTGGTTCTTTCAATACCCCCGAAGAAGCAGAGCTTGCTTGCATCGAGGGCAAAAGAAAGTATCACGAAGGGTTTGTCAGTTAATGTAAATTATCAATTACCCTGCGTAAACGCAAGCCAACTCAGGATATGTAGCGGCCCACCCATACAGCACGTCAATACGCATGATGCTGTTATCGTTGGTCACATCGTAACCCTCAGTAACGCGCACAGACAGACCGTTGCGGCTTTCTTGAGACGACTTAGCACCAGTGCCAGTAGGAACAGCCTGCAATGGTACGCAAGCCAGCGTGAACGCATCCTTGTGATAACCAACCGAGCAAGTGTAACTTGTCGATGCAGCACCAAAGATAACGTAAGGCTGGCCGGTAGTTGGCGAAGCGGTTACGTTCTGGAATGCGCCAGTGGTTACGATTGCTGGGCTGATAGGGATGGAAGTCGCACCCTGTGCAACGTCAGCCGTAACGATGAACTGAGCCAGTACACCAGTGGATTGACGCGATTGAGGGTTTACCGCAAACACACCCGGCAGAGTGATACGAGTACCACGAGTCAGAGTACCAGCAGCAACAGCCGTAACGGTGATAGTCGAACCAATCTGATTCGCGCCGTTGATGTTAGTTGCAGTAGCTGCACCATTGGTATGGGTCGAGATATTCTGATCCATTTCAAAGGCCAAGCCCAGCGCATTCTCAACACGACCAGAGCGATATTGCTTTGCGATGGTATCTTGTGCGTTGAACAGACCAGTCAGACCAGTCACCAAGTCAGCATTCAGACCGGGCGAAAGAGTCATGGTGCGGTTCCTATCCATCGGTGCGGCCATTTCATCCAGACGGCGATTGATACCAGTCAATGCAGAGATAGCCAATGCCTGAGTATTCGCTGCTGCATAGGTTGGGTTCAGCGCATTAAACGTGGAGAATCGTGCCATTTCCAGACCGCGACGGTCAATCTCGTTTAGTACCGGAGCCATTGCCGCATATACTTTATCTTCCAGCTTAGTTACAGACAAAGTACGTTCAGCGGAGCTAAAGCTGAGGTCAGAACCACCTTGGGCGAGAGTCAGTGGGATAGTGCTTTCGGTTGTTGATTGAGGCACAGCAACACGACCATCACGATATGTATAACGTGGAGGACGTTTGATGTTAATGGTTTGACCCGGAGCATAACCACGGCTCATATTGCCCGTGAATTCATCCTCATAGTCTCGATTGACGTTATGGGAAAAGCCCAGCATGTTCTCAAGAACAGCCAATGCTTCTTTTGCTACAATGCTACTCGTTGCTAAGACGTTGCTCATGTTAAATCCTCCTAACGCTTCACAGCGTATGAGTTACAAATAAGGGCTTTCACCCAACCTTTACTATCGTCTATTCCATTTAGCACCCTGCTTGCGCCGCATGGCCTCGTATTCATCCATGCTCTTTGCGTCTGCAAGTGTACCTGTCGCACTACCACGACTGCCAAGTGGCTTAATCGGTGCAGGTGCGCTTGATGCCTTTACTTTTGTGACTGTTGAAAGTGCAACTTCCAACTTGCCAATTTCAGCCGCTTGCCTTGCCGGACTTAGTTTATTGATACGTTCTGCGTCATCAGGGTTAGATGCAAGATATGCCACAACTTGAGGAGCTTTATCGCTGTCCATAATGGCTTCAGCCATAGAGCTACTAACTGGCAATGAAGCGAATTCGTCACGATCAAATCCGGGGATTTTTTCAGCATCTTCCAAAATCCTTTGAACCTTTACGCTAACTTCGCTCTGTTGCTTTGCCGCTTTCTCTTGTTGCAAACCTTGTTCACGCTGATTCAGCTTCCAGTCTGCTACAGCTTCAACGTAATCCTCAACATTCTCATATTTCGAGAGTTGCGGCTTTCCGTTATCCGCCTTCACTTCCTGTTGCTGTGCTGGCTTCACATTAAGCGATTCCAGCTTTTCCGCATAAACTTTCAATGCTCTTCGTTCTGCTACAGCCTCGGCTTTCTTTCTAATCTTTGCGGTAGCTTCGTCATATTCCTTTTGGGTATATGTTTTCTCTACGGCCTGAGTTTCCTTATCATCCTCGCCCAACTCAGTTTCGGGTGTTGGAGTCTCTACGGTTTCCTGCGTAGCTTCAGTATCTACAACTTCTGGTGCTGCAACTTCTTCAACTTGGTCAGTCATTTTTACAACCTCCGGCGTCATCTCGACGTTAGGAACACTATGAAATGCCATAGTTAGCACTTACTACACCCGCATTATTGCGAATCCGCGATGATTGTCAAGCTATTTGTATCATCTTCTTTTAAATCGTCCGTAACATCTGCCGTCAGGTCTGGATTATCAATTCCAGCTCTCTTTAGTTCTACATAAGCGTTCAATTCAGCAATATCTTCGCGGCTTTCAATTTCCATCTGCGCCATCTTGACTTTTGCACAAGCATCTTTTTCTGCCGCGTCAATAGATAAGTGAGCATTTACTAACGTCTGCTCTTTCTTGAACTTGGCATCAGCATCAGCTTGTTGTTGACGGGCTTGGATTTCCATAGCTATGGTTTGCTGTTTAATCTGCGCCTCAATCTCGGCCTGTTGTTGACGTGCAGCTATCTCGCGCTGATGCTTTTGATCTTGAACCTGTGCATCCAGCAATGCCATTTCTTTCTTGGCTTCTATCTCAGCAGCGGATAATTGCATCTTTGCCTGTATTTCCATCTGAGCCTTAGCTTGTCCGCTCTCAGCCGCCTGCAATTTCTGCTGCATTTCCTGCATTACTTGCTGCATCTGCTGGAGTTGTTGCTGCATCTGTTGGGCTGCTTGTGTTGCTTGCTGTAATTGCTGCGCAGCACCATTCTTTTGATCGCGGACTTCGGGCGGCAGGAATTTCTCCAGCCTATCAGCAATTTGGTCTGCGCCCGGATAATCAGAATTGCGCATAATCAAGTCTCCGGCCTTATCAATCAAGGCAGGATTACGGCTAGACATATCGGACAATGTAGCAAAAGCCTCTTGGCGTTGAGTCTGGAATGACGGCCCTGTGTCAATAACAACATCGTATTGCCCGATGGTAGGATTGAATATCTTTTGAATATCGCCATCACCAATATCTTGCTCGTAATAAGCGTTTTGATGCGAAGGGTCAAGCGTTGCTTGTTCTTGCTTTCCATCCAAGCCAAGCACACGAACTATCTGCTTGGTGTCCATAACCTTCGGGATAAGGTCTATCAGAATCTTTGCCTCATATCTCAAACCGCGAGCATGATTATCAGGAAAGTGGAACGTGGCAATTTCGCCTTGTTGCTTCAGGCGTTGAATACCTACACCGCTTGATGCTTCAGACTTGATGCCAAAGTTGCTATTCTGCTGCCCAGACGCACCGCGCATCTCTTCTGTAGATAGCTGCAATAACTGAACTTGCGCTGCTGGCATAATCGCTGGAGGCTGGCGTTGTGGTGGTTGCAAAGGCTGACCAGCTTCGTCAAATGAGTTATATGGAAGATATGCACGGTTCTCAAGGTTGGCATTACCCCATATTCCTTCAAAGCCTTCTATAGCCTCTGCACTAGCCATGTAAGGGACTTTGTTCTGTAAAGCCAAAGTTTGTACAGTCTCGGAGTATGAGTAATTAACCATACGCGCAGGGTCTTTTAAATCTCGCACAATTCCTTTGCGAATCACCTGACCATTGACGTTTACCTCTTTGCCTATGGTTGCAATGATAGGCAGATACGCGCCCGGCCAATCTCGTTCTTCATACGGCTTATCATGTCCGCCGACTAGCTTGCACCATTTCCATTGCTTGCGGAATGTATCGCGTTCTTTGATTATCTCGATAGATTCGCCAGTGTCGCTGTTTACCAGCTTCATATCCTTGCGTGTTACGTTTTCTGGCAATGTGCTTTCAAGCGTTGAGCTACCATCAGCAAGCAATAATGCCGTGTCTTTGACGTATTCGACATAGAAATACTCGGCTACTCGGACGGTGTCCTCAGAAACCCACTGATATTTCTTATCCTCAACCCAGCTAGACAATTCTCCTTTGAGTTCTGGATATTCACGCTCAATGGTGTCTTTTTTCACATCCTCAAAGATAAAACCCCATTCTGCGTCAGACTTATCTGGCTCGACAGCATCTGGGTCAATATATACGAGTTGTGGGTTAGGACATGCTTTGATTTTGATAATTTGATTAAACGACGAGTCAGATTCAAACTCAGTAATGACGCGCCAATATCCTTCGCCGCCATAGATTGCATGTTCAGCGGCAGTATCGTGTGCATCATCTGCATTGCTTGTTGTTTGGATGTTTCGGATGAGGCCAGCCAGTATCTCGGCGGTCTTTTTGTCGGACATATCATCAACAGGCATAACCCTGCATGATGGGCGATTCTGGCGAATCTGGTTGATTATTTGATTACAATGCTGTGCGGTGAGATTTACTGTAAGACACACGCGGCGATCACCTTGACGAGATGTAGCCACATCTTCAGGCCATTGCCATAGATTATCGCTATCACCAAGCGCGAAACGAGTATCAGCAACAGCTTGAGCGCGTGAAGCTGAATACATATCCTTAGCGCGCTCGAATCGTTCTTTAGCCTCTTCTACGATGCTTTCAGTGGATTCTTCAGATACATCTTCAGTATTATCTTGTTCCATCAGTCCTCCAGCGTCTCACGACGTTAGGAAATAGGGTTAGTATGCGCTAACTATAGCACAACTGGCTTGCGAATCATAAAAGTATTTTCTCCGCCCTGCAAAGTCTCGAATCCATGCCGAGCATAGAACGCGCCTAGACGGCTATTATCAGGCTTAATCAGCAGGAATATGCCTTCATTATCAGCCTGCTCGCATACAGATTCAAGTAACGCAGTTCCTTCACCTTTCCCGCGTTGTGTATCAGGGACGAAGAACTCAGTTATCTCACGAAGCAATCCGCGCTGGTTAGGCTTGACTACCTGAGAATATCCGATATGAAGTGATGCATTGTTAAGCGATACGGTTCCTGTTTTCATCCATTACTCCGCAAATATCTCATCCTATCGCCACTCGATCTTAGTATTGGCTTGCCGAATCGTCTGATCGTTCTCTTTTTGCGCATTGATATATTCTCTCACAATATCCTCTGGAACTGCAAAACATCGAACTGCAAAACATCTTTGTTTCATTCCTACCATATATGGGAATCTGAATACAACATCATATGGTAATCGAACGATAACTTCGTCAAGCGTACCAACAAAGTTTCCATCTGTAATATCGAATCCAAAGATAATGTTCATTTAACCAATTCTTTCAATTCATCAAAAAGCTGTTTAGCATGCTTGCTACATAATACTATCGTATTGCCGCAATAATAGCAGTTTGTTTTCCCTTGAACTACCGCAACGATATTGTCATCGGAGCAAATGCTGCACCATTCATGGCTTTGGTTATCAGGATTAGGCAACATGGCTATTTTGTTTTTCATGTCATCCATCCTTGAGCGTGGTTATGTCCACCATGTACGGCGGACTTGTCTTTCTTTTTATTATCTCGTTTATCCGAAGCAACAACAACGGACGATGAAAAAGCAATCATTACTGCATCGGCAAGGTTTGGTGATTTTGTTCCATCCGGAGATTTATCAACTAGAATCTTTCCGCTTCCATTTATTGAATAAGTTGGTTGCGACAATTCTACCACTAATTGATTTAACGTTGTTAATGAAGGGCTGATTGATATTAACTCATCCACATCATCAGGCACTCTATTCTCCGTAACTGCTCTATGAGTATCTTGAAACCGTTTGCGAAGCATCCACCATGACTGAGCCTTTGCATTTGCAAACATATCCTTGTTCTTCCTTCCGGGGATAGTTTGCATCTCAGGTTTTGTAACAGCACCGGAACCACGGAAGGCCATAACTGCAATCTGTTTTTCCTTGCACTCTTCACGCCTCTCGTTAATCATCCTAGAATCGCCACGAACGCCAGCACCAAGTCCGTCAGCATCATAATCAAAGGCTGAGTACCCCAACTTGTCACAATTCATAAAGGAACGCTCTACAGTAGCGAGAATGTCTGAACCAGCACCTTTCCAACCTTCCAGATACTCTATCAATATCCCTGAACGCCCACAGAACGCATTTTCGTCTCTGCCCTCATCAGCAACATCCAGCGCACCCTTGCGAACCCCTGATATTCCTATCATCAGCTTTTCATCTGCCCCGATAGCAGACTGCACCCAATCTGAAGGAATAAGTACGCCCTCAACTGAAGCCGAATAGTTAATATCAACTTCCTGCGCAAGCGTTATAGGGTCTAGCTTTGCCTTTTGTTCTTCGTACCATTCCTCGCCTTTGCGTGGATCATCACGCCAATGGAATGTAAAAACAGGGACTTTCCCACCTCTACGCTTTTCAGCAAAAGGATTGCCGATACCGTTAGGCGTTGATACATCCATACGGCAGTTTGTAGTCTGTGACAACGAAGCCTCTACAAGATGCGGCCTTTCAAGGAAAGCCGATTCATCAACAAAGTAAAATGACGTTCTAGCACCACGCCCAATACCATCGCCAGATTCTCCAGTTAGACTAGACCCGGTATCGCTAAACAATACACGCATATGAGGGGCAGACCAACTACCTGTAAACTCAGCAGGTAGCATTTGCAAGAATGTTCGTGCCTTGTCAAATAGAGAATGAGGCGAGCCTATCTTGTCAACATATTCCTCTTTTCGGCTTCCAAACCCGCCTACAATACCTTCGTTGAATAGGCATATTGAGCAAGCAGTAGCAACAGTTAGCCAGCTTACACCAGCATCGCGGCTCTTCTCAGTAAGCCCAGATTTGCCGCTCTTCCATAACTCTAAAAACCACTCTACCCAATCAACTTGCTTTTGAAATAGGATAAAAGGTATAGCAGAAGGAAGGTTTCTCTCCGGATTGCGTGGGTCAAACGTACAGCCCCAATCTGTGATGAATTGCGGGATATTGTCTCGATAGTAAGCCTTCAAACCCGGCAACAAATGCGGATTGTTCCTTATATGCGATAACCGTTTAGCACGTTCGGCATAAACAGCGGCATAGTCTGGATTCTTGAAGTCAAAGCCCGTAATCACTTCCTAGATACCATATCAGCATAAGCCCTAGCAGCGTCTTGTGCGCTCATGTCTGCGCTGACTATCTGAGTATTTCCTGAACTATTGATCTGAATAGCTGTATCAGGAGTCTTTCCCAATACAACCTCGCGCCCCTTTGCTATTGTCTCAGCTCTTGCCCTGAAATCGTTTTGGCTTTCACATGGAGCAGCTAACGAGTCTCTTACATTTAGCACAGCGGCATCATTGAAGAATTGGATATGTTTTGTACGTTCGTCAACAACCTTATTCACCGCATTCACTTCAAATTCATTTTTGTTTGCAAGCTCTTGATTCGCATAAATTAAGTTGTTCACAATCTGTAAGTTTTGGGGGGTTCTTCCCTTTACTAACTTGTTTATCCTACCTATAGAGCAATGATGCTTATATGATAGGTCGCTTTGTGTCTTTGTTCCGCCGTGGAGCTTTGAATAGTCGCCAGTATCCCAATCGGCGAGTATCTCTTCATCTGTTCCGGGCTTTTGTCTTGGTGGCATTCTATTACTACCTTATTTAGCCTTTGGCTTCGGGCCGCGCTTCTTTGGCTCTTGTGCTGCAATAGGCGCGGTTTCTTGAGCTTGACTGATTGGTTCTGGCGCAATATCAACTTCAGATGAATCTATCACGCTTTCGTTTATATCTGTATCCGCAATGCTTGATGTAACTATTTCTATTCTTTGATGTCCAATTCCTCGCGTTTTAAGTTGCAGCTTATATTCTTCAGCCTCTTCTGAAATGGCTGACACCATAACCACTCCACATCCAGCATGAAGCTTAGCAGTGAACTGGGTATATTGCTGATTGCATACAGGGCATTGATATTGTTGTTCAGACATTTTTACTTTCCATAAAGAATATATGCATATAAATAGCTCCAAGAGCTAAATGTGTTGCTCCATTTTCTACACTGCCAGAAATAAACTCTGTAACGGCGACCATAATAAATAAAACACTTCCAATTATCCACATAATCTTATGTCAAAGTTTTTAATCCTCGTTTTGTTTGTTAGTGCTTACTAACCTATAATCCACATGAGCAATAAAACCAAAGGAGCCATAACGAATGATAGATTACGCATTATCACCATATCTTCATCTGGCATGATTTTGGGCTTTTTGAGCCGCTGTGTTTTTCTTCCCATGATTTATTTTAACACATAATTACCCTGTTGCGTAATCACGTTACCCGCTTATACATTCAACGCGCCCGAAACTTAGTCCGCAAATGTTTGGCAATTCCCATTTTTCTCCGTCAATCAATAGTGTTTGATAATCAGTCTTTTCGATTGATTCTGCGTCTATTTCTATGTTATTACATAACACATTATTGGTTACTAATTCAATTATCCAATTTTTCATTTTTCCAATCACCTCTTTATGTATTGGTGGGCGGAAAGGGAGATGGCATTGCTCTAACCATCTGAGTTATCCGCCCTATCATTATGATGCGTCAGAATCCATGCTGCCAATCTCCGCAATTAGGACAATACATTCCGTCCGGTGTTATGTAGAACAAGTCACACCCACAATCACATTCCCAATGGTCGCCACTTCTTTCGTGATGCGCGACGAATCTGCCTTTTTCAATCGAGCATTCAGGACATTCTAGCCAAACTGTGCCAGTAGGTGCTACCGCTATCCATTCGTGGTTACAAGACAAGCATCTAGCTTCACCTGTGCTGTGCGGCTCGCGCTCTTTTCTTGCTGCGTGCAGGTCAACTATATTATCCACGATTGATGTCATCTACTGTCAATGCACTTCAATTCCTTTGCTCTTAAGATATTCAATAAGAAGCTTCAAAAATGCTGCGTTTGATCCTCTTGTTCCAACAATAGACCAGTTGTTCACATCTAGTCCTTCCTGTAGCTTTTCTTTTATTTTATTACGCGTTATTTTTAATTTCTGTTCCATGTTATTTCTCCGTTTCTGCCAAAACTGGTGCGCACATTTCATCAACCTTTTTCTGAGCATCCAGCCTAATCTTCCGATGAATCTGCGATCTAATCCACTTTCCGCCGCCAAACAATAGGCACGATTCCCATTCTGCATCCGTAGTCCTGAAGTTACGGTTAAGCATCTTTGCGCCATCCTTCGAGATTGTCTTGCGTCCGCGTTTCTTTGGTGTCTTCTCTTCCATATCAGTTCCTTTTGGTGTAAAAATCTGCGCTTTTAGTTAAAAACTTAACTTTATTTTCATGTGGCTAAAAAAAATTATGGTGTATTTGTTGGGGTTTTTAGGGTGCCTATTTCACGTTAGGAAACGCCTTAATAAGTTTGCATGAGTATCCATAGACAACCCCATCGCTTGCTACTCCTGCTCCATCCATGTTGGTTATCGGGTGTTTCTTGAGTTCTTTTTTTATCTCTCGTAGGTGGTCTGCGTGCTCATAACTAACCTTAAATTTATAGGTTACAAGAAGTTCTATCTTTTTCTGTTTCATGGTAAGTTCCTAACTTTCCGTTCGAGCGGAGCGCCCGAAGCGTGGTTGATTAAATTGCGTTCTCAGCGCGCCCGCTCAACTCCACGTTAGCCACCCTCACAGTTGGTGGCTCCGCATTGTAATCGGCGATCAAAGATGTTCCGCACTTCGGACAATCCATTGACTGCCATGAAAGTCGCGTTGTTTGCGGCTCGAATTGCTTGGCGCATTTGGGGCATGTAATCATCCACTGTTGCGTTCTGCAATCTCTGGAATGCCCTAGCACTCTTGGCGTAGTGGCTAACCCGCCGTTCAACCCGGACTCCGCAAAAGCGCGGAGCCGGTTAACTTTGCGTTAGACACTCTTCCCATCCCAAAGTGCGCCGCGCATTCCACAAGCCGCAGGCCAGTGCTTTTCTCGCACGGTGGAGCAATTACTTCCACCCGCATTGATGCTTGCAAGCGCCCACGGGTCTTTTGCATTTACAACTGGATGGTGACATCTCAAGTTCCACTCGCTACGTTCTTCTGTCTTGCTGTGTTTGCAGTCTTTGCACAGTGATGGGTATGGCTTTTTCATTTTCTTACTCCGCTTCGTTGTTAAAATGCCTAACACGGCATTCAAGACTGAATTGTACGCGCACAACTCCAAAAAGTAAACATATTTCCGCATCACATATATTTTTAATCTGCGCGCACAAAATGCTTGACAAGGTTGAATCGTATCTATAGTATGCGAACTGTTGGTTAGGTGCGGCGATAGTGAGGCTCGCTGTTAAATGAGGGTAAATGAGGAACTAGCAGCCTTTCCAACAAAGCTAATCGGTCAGCTAATAGACCTAAACACTTAAAGGAGATTTACAAAATGAATGCAAAACAATTAGCAAAAAAAACATCTGATGCATTTAGCTCAAGCAGATATGGTTCACAATGGATAAACTGCGCCGCGTTGCTTTTAGAGCTTAAATTCACACCAGAACAAGCTGAACAACAGCTCCGTTCTAAAAATATGCGTTGGGCTGCCGATATGGCAAGCACAAATACACAATCTGGTTATTTCGTCAGTTTTGCCGCGATGCTTGCTAGAAATCTTGACGGCATGAAAAAAGAATCGCAAGAATGGCTTGGTAAATAAGCCATGACCCGCACATATTTCCTAGAACTAGCAGAATTCTCCCTTACCTTTGCTCGTCTGCGCGCTCAGTTCGTCGGCGTTCCAATGACACAAATAGAGCTTTGGTCAACAGCAATACAACATAATGAGGTGACAGCATGATACGCGCAGCCATGAGCATCACTCACACCACACTTACCCACTGGCGCACACTTCGGCGCGTCAAACGATGCGCTTATTGGAAACGCATCAAGTCTGCGGCTCGGATTCTGCGCGAAACTACAGAATCTGTTGTAACCGTACATCGCGGCACTCGTTACTAACTTAACTTTGGAGAATGAAAATGTCTTTATTTGAAATCAAAAACCGCTTTACTGGCTCTGTAATCTTTTCGCTTGAATGCGCAAGTATGAAAATATGCGTAGAAGCCGCTTTTAGTGCTGGGGCGAATCTGCGCGGGGCGAATCTGGTCGGGGCGTATCTGCGCGGGGCGAATCTGCGCGGGGCGAATCTGGACGGGGCGAATCTGGTCGGGGCGAATCTGGACGGGGCGAATCTGGACGGGGCGAATCTGGTCGGGGCGAATCTGGACGGGGCGTATCTGGTCGGGGCGAATCTGGACGGGGCGTATCTGGTCGGGGCGTATCTGCGCGGGGCGTATCTGGTCGGGGCGTATCTGCGCGGGGCGAATCTGCGCGGGGCGAATCTGGACGGGGCGAATCTGGTCGGGGCTACATACGGAGAAGGTATCCCGCTAGAAAACGAACCTATCCAACTCATCGGGACTAAGTATTTCGTCCTGATTATGGATATGCACATCAAAATCGGATGCAAGCTATTTTCTCATGCTCAATGGGAAAACTTTACCGATGATGAAATATCACAAATGGATTCTGGCGCATTGAAATGGTGGAATGAATGGCGAGGCATGGTTCTTAGCTTGTCATTAGGACACCAACAACGCATTGCGGCTAAGAAAGCTAACAAATGACTTCATATACTTACCACCGCGCCCCAAACGGACGAATCTATCAACTAGATGGACGCGCACCATCTGATGATTGGATTAAGCTGCCATTCGTTAAAGGACGCGAAGCATATCGTTTGCAGTGTATTGATGACTTGGATGGCTTGATTCTTCCGGCGGGTAGAGGATATGGAATTGCTGGGAAGATTTACACCTGCATCCGCCATGTAAGCCGTAGTTCAATGTCTTGCATCATCGGATTGTATGTTGTAGAGGATGGCGAGATTGTGGATATAAGCCATATTGCAGCTGGTGCAATAGGATGGAAGTCGAGCAAGTCCGGTGTTTATGTCGCAGGCAAGCTACCAGAATGCCGCGATTTGCTGATTGAAACTGTGATGCGTTCTATCGGCGCATCTTCTGATGATGTTATTGTTAAGGAGATATGATGATTACCCTATCTGATAAAGCCATTGCACTCGCAGCATTGGCAAGCGATTTAGACCTGATTGATAAGCAAATGGCTGTAGCGTGTAGCCAGATATTGCTGTTGCAGGATAAGCGTGAGTTGATTACCGTTTCTATTAAAGCTATTGCGGAGGATATGAATTGACTGCTCCCCATGCCTAAAGGCAGGGAATTCCCACTTCACAGACAAATGCCCGACAACAATCAAATGATGACAGGACTTACTTCGACTCCATGGGCTAACCCCGCAAGCCCAGCGGTTAAAACATTGCGCGCTGCATTGATGTCTCGATCATGGATACTGCCGCACTCTGGGCATACCCACTCGCGAACTTTCAACGGCATTTTTGGTACAGTATGCCCACAGTCGGAGCATCGCTTGCTGGATGGATACCAGCGGTCAATGCCGACCAAGGTGCGCCCGTACCACAGCGACTTGTATTCGAGCTGCCTGACAAACTCTGACCAGCCAGCATCGCTGATTGACTTTGCCAAACAGTGGTTCTTCTGCATGTTGCTGACGGCGAGACTTTCAATGGCGATAACTTGGTTTTCGTTGACCAGCCGGGTTGAAAGTTTGTGTAGAAAATCCCTGCGGGTATCTGCCGTCTTGGCATGTAGCCTTGCTACTTTGCGCTTGGCCTTGAATCTGTTTGCCGAGCCTTTTTGCTTCTTCGCCAGTCGCCTCTGTAACTTTGCGAGCTTGGATTCATTCTTGCGGAACGTGTTTGGTGCTGCAATCTTCTCGCCAGTCGAAAGTATGGCGAAGTGGGTAAGCCCTAAGTCAATACCGATCTGTCCTGCGGCTTCCGGCTTCGGCATCACCGTGTCGTCGCAAAGTAACGAAGCGAAGTACCGTCCTGCTGCGTCCTTGGATACCGTGACTGTGGTTGGCTTCGCTGCTTTTGGCAAGGTGCGCGACCAGTGGATATTTAACGGCGCATCTATCTTTGCCAGTTTCAATGCTTTGCCGTCCCATTTGAAGGCACTGGAAGTGTATTCCGCTGCCTGCTTGTCGTGTTTGCTTTTGAAGGCCGGATACTTGGCACGCTTGGCGAAAAAATTTCCGAATGCGGTTTGCAAATGTCGCAGAGACTGTTGCACTGGTACGCTGGAAACTTCGTTCATCCAGATTGTTTCAGGCTGCTTTTTCAACTCAGTCAACAAAGCGGAGGTCTCGTGGTAGCCCACTCGCTTTTGTTCTTTGTACCACGCATCAGTGCGTATCCGCAGCATGTGGTTATAGGCGAAGCGAGCGCACCCGAACGTCTTGGCAAGAATTTGCTCTTGCTCTGGCGTTGGGTAAAACCTAAACCTATATGCTTTCTTGACATCCATTTACACACGATATATTATTTGTGTGAGATTGTCAACCGAGACGGGAATGCAACTTCAAAACCGTCTCCTTACCTCCCCACGGCTAAAGCCGGGGGTATCACGGAGACTTTTATGAATTACGAATCTGATATGCGGGAAGCGTTTGAGACTTGGAAGGGAAACGAAGGTAAAGCACTGGATGCAGGCCGGAGTGAGTTCGATGTATGGAAAGCGGCCACCGAACAAAGCCAACAGAGGATTACGGAACTGGAATCTGAATTGCTTAGCACGAGACTTGCGGCAGATACGCAGGCATACATTGCACAAGATAAACTAGCAGCGCAGCAGGCTTTAGTATGCCATCTTATGCCCACATTAAAAATGTCTGATAAAGGACAAGAAGAACTAGCCGCCATCAAAGCGGCAGAGTATCAGCGCGGGGTAGATTCCTGCGCAATCAGCACTGCGGCGGCTTATGAAGGAGGCAAGCAGGCCGGACGCGAAGAACGCGATAAGGAACTGATGGAGCAGGAGCCAGTTGCTTGGCAAGGAGTTGCTGGGCATCTTGTTTATGATACAAAATCATTGATGCCCAGCACTAGGCATCTGGCAAAGCCTTTGTATGCCGAACCATTCCCACAGCAGAAGCCGCTGAGTGAGGAGGTAGTACTAAAAATTGCACAGAATACTGTGCGTTCTTATAAAATGGATGCCGAGGATTGGATTGACTATACTCGCGCAGTAGAAGCCGCCCACGGAATAATAGGAGAGAAGAAATGACCAGCTTACTAGTGCAAATGGAACTTGACGCAGCCAAGCGTCTGCGAGAAGAGGTTGCAGAACTCAAAGTCGAGAACGAGCGGCTTGCTGCACACAACGCGATGCTGGCCGAAGCTATCAATGAAGTCGAGCGCGCCAGAAAATATGCAAATATGTATTGTCACTTACCGGACGCACAAGATAGCATCGCGGAGGCGGGCGAGAACGCTTTTATTTTACAAGAAGCGGCACTCAGCGCCACTGCCACATCCATCCAGCAATGGCTCGACAAGCACGATGCAGAATCGAGTATGCAGGCTAGTGCTGATGCTCTTGAACAACTACTGGATAAATTCGCTTTTTTCAAAAGTGAAGATGGTTTATGGCTTGCTGATGCTATTGCTGCTATGGCAGAAGAAATGAGGAAAAAATGACACCAAACGCACAAATAGCATTACGCGCTGCCCGTCTATATCCTAGTATCGGTCGGCAGGCTGCAAGACGCATGGTAGAGCGTTCCGGATGCCCTGTATCACTGTATGTATTGGCTAGGCAGTTAATGGCTTGCGAAGAATTTGATATGCAGTTGACCAGCACCTCGCTGGATATTACTAAGGAGATGAAATGAACATTCAAGACTATTGCGATACGCTTAACATCGAAATTCGCTTAATCTATTACCCTAACCAGAAAAGCCGTTGGAGCGCGTCATTCTATAATTGCGAGTTCAAGGATAAAGCTGGTTCTGCCTGCTTGGAATCAACACATGGTAATGGCGCAACGCCACAATCAGCAATAAACGATTTTCTTAAACGCATTCGCGGTAAATTGCTGGTATATCGCGCAATGGATAAGGATAAACGGATGGAATTCGTTGTGCCTGACTCTTTGATGTTTATGCAAGAATAAGGAGATTACAAAATGAGCTTATTACAAGCTGTTGAGCAATGCGAAAAGGAAATCTCTGAATTGAAAAAAGAAATCGCAACACTTCGCCACGACCTCGGCAATGCTGAAGCCTCGGCGCGTATGGCTATTGCAGCAAGTGAAATGTTTGAGAAAAGATGCAATTCTCAACAAGCAAAGATTGATTCTTTGATGATTGAATTTTGCCCTGACGAAATGACAGATGAGCAGATTTCGGAATATAGCATAAATCAAAAAGAAACGGAGCATCCTTATGCCTGACAATCTACACGCAGAATACGGTCTATGCGTAAACCGTTTCCCGCGCACGCTTACTGAAGCATACGGTTATCGCGCATTGTTGGATGAGCCTGATGACATGGATTCAGGAAAAGGCTGGCAATGGTGGGTATTGGCTTATGCGGGGATGGTTATTATTGGGAGATGGTTGACATGAACGATAAAGAATTGTTGGAATTAGCGGCGAAGGCAGCAGGGATAATATTACAAAACTTAGACGGTAATCAGCATCCATTAAATGCTTTTTTTACTGAAAACGGCGCGATATGGAACCCGTTAGAGGATGACGGTGATGCTTTGTGTTTGGCAGTTAAATTGAGACTGGGAATAGATTTTCGAGCATACGCAACTGAAGTAAAATTCGGCAATGGAGAATCAGTTACAGAAAAAACAGATATAGGATACGGAAATGAAGAAGCAACTCGTCGCGCAATAGTTTGCGCTTCAGCAGAAATTGGACGTATGAAATGACTCCGAATATCCCGCCACGCATGAATAAATGGGAGGACGGCGTATATCTAACTTGTGCAGAGATTGTCGAGATATACGGAATCAAGAATACGCCATATTTCATAGGTAGAGCTATAACAGATAAAACAATCCCGCAACCTGTGAAGATTCGCGGGAGGGTCACTAGGTATTGGAGATTAGGGGATGTTCGCCTTGCTTTGCGAGATTAGCTATAGAACGAATTGAATCAAATTTTTCATCATCACGCCCGGCAGCATAGCAAGCACGGGCGAATTGTTTTAACTCTTCACGATATACGGTAGGTACAGCGTCATTCAGATCACATTGCTCTAGCAATCGTGCAATCATAGAATCGTCAATCATAATTTACCCTCCAAATAATCTTTGGTTATCTGTATTGCGTCGATAGAATCAAAACAGACAACGCATTTCTGCCCTTCGTTGCGGCAAAATTCAGCGAATTCGATCTGCTCTTTCGTTTCTTTCTCTTTTGGGCGTTTAAACTCGATTCTGAGCGTCGAATAGGTAACATGCTTATCACCACTACAGCATGGCAGACAAACATCGAGAATGCCCTTTAAAACACCTTCTCGCTTCAATTTAACCGCCACCACGACATGACGCGCCCCGCCATTGGCTATTGCGTGCAGCCAGCGTATCTTTGGATATTTTTTCAGCGTTGCAGGATTACGCGCCCACTCAAAGTATGCACATTGAATATCATGCTCCAACGGGATAGGTGCTTTTTGTTTATTTGCAAATGCGTATGGTGATGTCATTCTTCGGCTTTCTTCAATGCGTTTTTGATAGTTTCTATTCTAACAGCTTTCGATGCCCAGTCTTTGTGAGTATTTATCGGCTCCCACTTTGCTGGATTGTGCATACACTCTACTAGCCACGGTTCGATGTGTCTGCCACGCTCCCAGATATTGCTTGCGGCGGTGCAGTCATTCGTTTTACCAAATGATGCATGGTTGCAGGTTCCACAGATTTGTTCTGGCATGGTGTAAAAATCTGCGCTTTTAGTTAAAAAATTAACTTTGCTTTCATGCTACTACAAAAAATAAAGGTGCATTAGTCGGAGTTTTTAGGGTATCTATTTCACGTTAGGCACTAATGTTTTTATGTGCCTTTGCGCTTCTTCCAGTCAGTGCCACTGTTGGCAGTGGTAGCTGCAATATGGCTTATATTTTTCATAATTAGCGATATTTTGCTTTCCTTTTATTATTTTTTTGCATCTTGCGCAACGGCATCTAGTTTCTATTGCTATCATCTTTTCATCTCCTATTGTCAAATGCCTAACCATACGGTCAAGGCGGACTCCGCTACGCTCCGCCGCTTACCTTTGCGTTAGGCATGTATGCAGCTCTTCGCCTTTTCTGTCAGATAAACAAGCCCGTCACGCTCTTCAAAAAATCCGCCCATGTCGTCCTTGGCCTGCGACCTCGGATAAGCGTCTTTCTCGCCATTACGCCCGACGGTCATCACTTTCCAGTAGTAGTCGTTCGTAAACAGTTTTCTTGGCACTCCGCTATCAAGTGATTCCGCTGCGCCCAAGAAGGTGCGCAGCTCGCCTTCTGTTTCTGACGATCCTGTAAAAACGTGTTTGTATTCCATGCTTTTCTCCTCTTATCAAAAAAACCTAGCCTAACTGGTCGCTCCAGCGGGACGGGCGAGAAGCCGCCCGCCCCTGAGCTTCATTCGTTAGCCCACTTGCTCCACTTCGCTAGCGCCTCATCCTTGCTGTCACCATGTATCTCTGCACCACACCCTCCCGCTGGCTCCGGGCAGTGCATTCCGTAGCACCATTGCTCCTTTGGCACTTCGTTAATCCGGTGATATGTTCGCATTTGCAAATCCTCATCGAATTTCCATCCGGAACCGGATTGATAGAGCGTATCTTCGTCGGTAAGGTCAACCGGCTTCCCGCAAAATGGGCATGGCGGCGGGCTAACTTTACGGTCAAGTCCGACAACCAACAGCGGGCTTGAGTTTGTGGTTTCATTCATCATTTTGTTGCCGCTGTTGGTTGCGGCTTACCTCCACGTTGGGCATCACTTGTTGCATATCGCTTTAATTACTGCGGCTGTGACAATGGCAGCGGCAAGATACGATAATCCGCGCTCTGTTGGATCGGTCGCAGTGATGTTTCCTGTCGCGCCAGAACAGCCAGAAAGAGCAAATAGGGTTCCGATGCCCAACCCTACATTCAACGCAGACGGTGCGCCAGCGGGATTGTTTATATCGTCAGTGGTGTCGTCCATGTTTATTTCTCCTGTTTAGGTGCATCAATCGCACCGCTGGTTAATTTTTCGTTAGACACATCCATTCCTGCCTCTTCCGCTATGTTCGCAAATTGCCAAAATCGCTTCCTCATCGCTCGTTTCATCTGCCGGGCCATTCTCTCCGTCCACATCTAGGCAAACCTTTTCTCCTGGCGCGTAAAGGTCGCACCGGCTGGCGTTTGTAGCTG